GAGAGGCAGTAGAGGTAGCGGTACAAACATCAGGGCTTAGCGTCGAGAAGTTTGCTGAGTATATGGAAAGAGTTGAATCTGTTTTGATTGAGGCTGGATTCTATAACCCAACAACCATGAGCAGGGAGGTCAATCAGTTATGAGTTGGAGACAGCAGCAAGTAACAGAAGAAGAACAATTCAAGGAGGAATATGAAGAGTGGTTAGATAAGATGCAAAAGGACGATGAAGAAGATCATTACCGTGAGTATCTAGATTCACTTAAAAAGGAAAGGGATAAGAATGAATAAGATAGAGATGGCATTAAAGAGACCGTTCCCTGAGTCAAAGATTCGTTGGCGTAAGGGTGGAGGCGGCGCTGAGTTAGCGTACATCACAGCTCGAGATGTAATGGACAGGCTTGATGCGACAGTTGGGTTTGCTAACTGGCAAACAAGTTACCGATGGATTGGAGATCGTATGATCTGTAAACTATCGGTTAGAATTGATGGTGAATGGATTACTAAATCAGATGGTGCCGATGATTCTAATATCGAAGGCGCAAAAGGAGGAATCTCAGACGCCCTCAAACGAGCAGCAGTTCTTTTTGGAATCGGCAGATACCTATACCACCCCAACGCTTTTGATCGCAATAAGAAGCCTGCTGTGTGGGCTACGCCGGAAGGTTTCGATAAACTAATGGAGAAGATAAATGAAACCAAGAAGTAAAAACAAAAAGGAAAAAGAGTATGACAACCTGCAAGTAGAGGAGGCTAAAAATAAACTAATCAAGGAAGCAATCTCATTTGAGAATATGTTTTCAGAATGTGAAGGTGATGTATACTATAGTATGTACCGAAACTTCTCTAATTCAGTGATGCATTATGAGAGGGAGAAAGAGATAGCAGATATGCCAAAGGTTTCAGAGAACTGGGACTGGAGCGAAGGAGTAGTTGGAGAGTTTAGATATAGGGGTATCTAATGCATTGGTATAGCAGAGAAGGCAAGCCTTGTCATTTCGTTAAAGGAAAGAACGGAAAGACTAGAGCAACAACACTGAGAGATGCTAGGAAACATGGATGGATGCCGTCAGTTACATCTGTCCTAGATATTTTAGCAAAGCCAGGGCTTGACAATTGGAAGATCAACAAAACTATTGAGGCTGCTGCTACAGTAGATAGAAGTTTTGTTGATGCCGATGTATGGAAGGCCAAGGTTATTGAAGAGAGCAAGAAGGAAACTTTAGAAGCATCCTTCAGAGGAAGTAGGATACATGATATGTTAGAGTCCTGCTTCAAGAAAGAGTTAGAACCTACAGGAGATGACGCTAATATCTTTCATGCAGTAGATGCATTACTAAAAGTAAACTGTGGTGAACAGAACTGGAGATCAGAAGAAGTAGTATGTAATTTACAGAAAGGTTATGGTGGTATGATAGATTTGGTATCAGATGAATGGGTCATTGACTTCAAGACCAAAGAGTTCACTACTGGTAGCAAACAATTGGCATATGAATCAATGGCTTACCAATTGATCGCTTATGAAAGAGCATTGCCTGCACCACCTAAACGAATTGCTAATATATTTATTAGCGCAAACAATCCTGGAATAGTAGTATTTCATGAATGGGATGAAGCAGACTTCAACAGATACTGGACTATATTTGAATCATCTTTAACGGTATGGAAAAATGTCAAAAAATATTGGCCAGAAAGACACAGTAAAGAAGAAGAATCCAGTGGCTAAACACGCTTATAAATTTAATAAGCCTATAGTTATTCCATCTGGAAAGTTGTATAAACGAAAAAGTAAACACGGAGAAAACAATGAAGGGAATTAATAAGGCAATTATCCTTGGTCATGTATGGAAAGACCCAGTCATTCGTACCACTAAGAACGACAGCAAGATTGCTCAGGTTTCTATGGTAACTGAATCAGGTTACGGAGAGTATAAGAAAGCTGACTGGCATAACGTAGTGTTCTTTGGGAAGCAGGCTGAGGTAGTAGACAACTACGTAACCAAGGGCACAAACCTGTATGTTGAGGGATCAATTGATTATCGTAAGTATACTGATAAAAGCGGTGTAGAAAAATATACAACCGACATTAAGGGATATCAGTTGCAGATGATAAACAGTCCTGATGCATACAAGGAAGTAGAAGGATCAGCACCGGAAGGTAAGCGAGAGGTTCCAGCATCTGCTAAAGCAGAGATGGCATCTATTAGCAACCAGGTAGCTGCCGATGACATACCGTTCTAAGGGAGAACCGAGAGATGAGATCATCTATTTCCTTGCAAGACATATCTATGCTAACCCAAAAGAAAAATCTGTTAAGTTTAGTTCTTGGGCTGAATGTTTCAGACACCATGCAGGATGTACTTTGCAGGAATACATGGAGTATGCTAAAGAAAATAACCTAAAGGAAAAGTATATACATGAGCGACAAAATAGAAGTTGACTTGATGGACATTGCTTATTCCGCACCGGAAAGAGCAACCGAGTTCTCTGTTGGGTATGATATTTACTCAGCAGAGGACCAGTGCATTAGACCATTGGATAGAAAACTTATCCGTACAGGATTTAAGTTACACCTTCCAGTAGGGATTGAAGCGCAGATAAGAACCCGTAGCGGATTGGCAAACAAACATGGAGTATTTGTTTTAAACTCTCCAGGAACTGTTGATCCTGACTACAGGGGAGAGGTAAAGGTATTGTTATTTAACTCAGGGCCTACCCCATTTGATATTGAAAGGGGGGATAGGATTGCTCAGATGGTATTCGCTTATTACTTATCGCCAGTTATTAGCGAAGGCGCTGCAGTAAGTTACATAAGAGGTGAAGGAGGTTTTGGTAGTACAGGTATTAATGATATTAAATTGGATAAAGTGAATGAAATTTAAAACACAACTTGGTGAAGATATATTTAAAAATAAATATGCATCTACTGAATACGAGACATGGAGCGATAAAGCTCATGCTGTAGTCAACAGTGTATGCGGTGACTTCAATGGAACCAAGAACAATCTAATGGAAAAGACTGACAGGGATCAACTGGCTCAGTACATTGCAGACTTTAAGTTTGTTCCAGGGGGTCGCTATCTATGGTACGCAGGAAGAGATGCTAGGTTTTATAACAACTGCTACCTTCTAAGACTTGAGGAGGATTCAAGAGAAGAATGGGCTGGAGTTACGCAACGAGCAATGTCATGTCTTATGACAGGAGGAGGGATAGGTGTAGATATATCCAGAGCAAGACCATCTGGCCGGAGATTAAAAAGAACAGGTGGTGTAGCTTCTGGCCCCATTCCTCTACTATACACTTTAAACGAGGTTGGTAGAAACGTAATGCAGGGAGGTAGTCGAAGGTCTGCACTGTATGGCAGTATGAACTGGCAGCATGAGGATGCACCAGCTTTGCTTAAAGCAAAGAACTGGCATGACCTTAATGTTGGAGACACCACTATTGCCGAACTAAAAAAGGCAGACTTTAATTTCCCTGCTCCATTAGATATGATGAACATATCTCTTAACTATGATGATGCATGGCTAAAGGATCAGATGAATCCTGTGTTTGTAGAGAATGTAAAGCAAGCCATGATGACAGGAGAACCTGGGTTCTCATTTAACTTTGGAGATAAACAAAATGAAACACTTAGGAATGCTTGCACGGAGATTACGAGTGAGGATGATAGTGATGTCTGTAACCTTGGTTCTGTTAATCTGGCAAACATTGAAACAATTGAAGAGTTTAGCGATGTGGTTAATCTCGCTAGTAAGTTCTTGGTATGTGGGCTTATCAGAGCACAAGTACCGTTTGAAAAAATAGCCAAGGTCCGTAGACAAAACAGTCGTATCGGCCTTGGACTTATGGGAATGCATGAGTGGTTGCTTAAACGTGACTCACGATATGAAATGACTGATGAACTTAAACAATGGATGAAGGTATATGAACGAGAAAGCAAACGATCCGCTGACCAGCATTGCGACAGACTTTTTCTCAAACGTCCTAAAGGCTACAGAGCAATCGCTCCGACAGGGACTATTAGCATCCTCGCCGGGACGACCTCTGGAGTGGAGCCAATCTACGCCGTGGCATACCGCAGGCGCTACCTTACAGATGGAACACGATGGAAGCATCAATTTGTCGTTGACGGTACGGCCCAAGCTTTAATCGACGGAGGTATTGATCCTAATAAGATTGAGTCTGCTGTTGACCTGGCATCTGATCCAGAACGCAGGATTAAATTCCAATACGAACTACAGAAATATGTAGATCATGCTATTAGCAGCACCATTAATCTTCCAGCATGGGGAACAGAACTAAATGGAGAGCATACTGTGGATAAATATGCTACTACTATTGCTAAGTATGCTAGTGGACTACGCGGTCTGACTGTGTACCCTGATGGAGCTAGAGGTGGTCAACCAATTACATCAGTACCTTACGAGGAAGCTCATGCTAAGCGTGGTGTTATCTATGAAGACAACTCAGAAGAGCAATGCCTTAGCGGGGTATGTGGTATATAAATATAATGGAGAAGCAGAGTGAAAGGGAAGAAAAATCTATTAGTAATACCGGATTGTCACGCAGCACCTGAGTATGATAACGATAGGTTCACTGCATTAGGTAACTTCATAGTAGCTGAGCAGCCAGATATTATTGTATGCTTGGGAGACTTTGGCGATATGCCTAGTCTCTCATCATACGATAAGGGAACTAAAGGGTTTGAGGGTAGGAGATACAAGAAGGACGTAGACTCTATACTAGATGCCCAGGATAAATTGTTTGCTCCTATTAAGAAGTTCAATGAGAACAAAAGAAAAAGAAAGGAGAAACAATACAAACCTAAAATGCATATGTGTTTAGGTAATCATGAGGATAGAATAGACAGAGCAATTAACTCTGCTCCTGAGCTTGACGGCGCTATCTCAATGAAGGACCTACACTATGAAAAGAATGGATGGAAGATCACTCCATTTAAGGGATGCTTATCCCTGGAGGGAATAAACTTCTCCCATTACTTTACATCTGGTGTAGCAGGAAGACCTATTAGTTCAGCACACATTGGCCATCAATTAGTTTCTAAGCTGCACTGCTCAGCGGTGCAAGGACATTCTCACTTGTATAATCACGCAGAACAAACACGACCAGACGGTCAAAAGATATTCGGGCTAAGCGCAGGATGCTTTTCTCACCCACACTACTCGGAGAGTTGGTGTAGAGATACTGAATACAATTGGTGGAGGGGAGTTGTTACTTTAAACGGACTAGATGGAGAGGGATATTATGATGACATACATGCTGTAACTCAGCGCAAACTATTGAGGGATTACACATGACAGAAAAGCAGCTAAAGCCGTGCCCATTCTGTGGAGAAGAAGCAGTAATAGCAGACATATTATTAGGATGCCCAGAATGTTTAGTTACATTTTCTTTTTTACCTAACAACAAAGAACAAATAAAAACGGCTATTGATAAATGGAACACTAGATATGCTGGGTGATGTATTTAAGATAATACTTTTTTACATATCCTATATCTTGCTAGCTGGTTTTATAGTTTTTCTCTTTAATTGATTCCTATCCCCCCCTTTAATTAGGGGGGATATTTTTTT